ACTCAAAAGCCTATCTTCCGATCCTTCTTACTCACCTCTCAAAGTCCTCTTTATTTCCCAAATGTTCACTTTAATCGCTATTATCTCTCAGTGGTTTTTCCTGTTTCAGTTGTTTGGTTGGATGCTCCCAACGATCACCCTTCCAACTGCAACTCCCTTACCTGAACGTTTCTTTTCTCTTCTGTTCATTTATGTTCCCATTCTCTTACTCTCCTTTTCATTGTTACTCTCTGCTTTGGTTAGTTCTAGCAACATACCCGCGTCACAACGTATCATGAACAGAAGAAGACGACTATCTCTCGTCCCTGGTTATTGTTATCTCACTCTGGTTCCAGATGAGGTCTTTTTCACTAGCCTAAAGAAACTGGGTAAATTCCCTCTTCTCAATAAAGTTGAGAAGATTCTTGACTTTGATTGGTTCCTTCCTCTTCTCCCTCATCATCTCATTCCAACCTATGACCGTGATCTTTACCGTCTGGGTGCTTTATCTGATTTGATGAACTCCCCCCTTCTTTCTGCCGCATTAAGTCCTGAACTTGGGGCTTATTTGGCTTCCTCACGGAAAATTTTTAGTTCTTCCGTGAGAATTCCTGTTTCCTTAACTGCTGCTGCCGAACATTGTGGTATCGTGTCAAACCCTCATGCTACTCCTGTTCCTCATCCTTTCCATAAAGCTCTTAGTGATAAACTTCATGATGTTTGTTACAAATTGGTTAAAGGAAAGCAGTATCTCCTTCTTTCAAGGAAACCTTTACCTTCTCCTTTGGTTGATGACGCCGCTGGTATTTTCAATCGTATTCTGGTTGGTGCTGATCTTTTACGTTATCCTCAAGGTCAGTTCGTTGCACCCACTGTGAATTTTGGTCTTGCTATTCTGTCCGACGTTCTTCAAATGTTGAACCCAGCCGATATTGCTGGTCTTTTTCAATTGTCTCCGATGATGCAACATTTGATTTGCACTGCTGTGATTGCGACTGAACCCCATGGACATCCATCTAACTTTCCTGAAATTTACAGGTTAGATGATGTCTCAGGTGGTCGTCTTTACGTGCCTGAAGGACATTCTGCAGGATCTTATTTTGAACCTACCTCTGCCCGTGATTGGTTGAAAATTGACACGATTCATTTGGACGATGGAACTTCTTTAACCGTGAGCATTGTGGAATCTTTTTATTCTCACCATATAATTTTGATTTCCCGTGCTCCTTGTTACTCTGAAAGTTCCTATCGCCTCTTTGAATCTGGATCTTGGACAACGGTCCCGCTTGATTTTCTACCCTTTACCCCATTGGCTCAACGAAGGTTAAGGACAAGGTTTCTAAGTAAGTTGGTTTCTTTTTCTGATCGGTTCGTCACCAAAGAGGACCGTGATTTTCATGCTAAAGCTGCTCAAATTGAAGCTGGTCAGCTTTCCCAAATGCATTATTCCGAGCTTCGAACGGGCGCTGTTCTAGCTGCCCATCTATCAAAATTATCAAAAGAAGGGCCAACCCTTCTTTCCCACTTTAATCGTTTTCTTTCGCTAGGTTTTTTGGCTTTCTCTCACCCTGTTGCTGTGTTGCGTGCTGGTTTTTCTTCTTCCCCTTCCCCTTTCACGGTCATGCCTGATCCTGACATCCAAATTCAGACTTATGCTGTTTCAGCATCAAGTTACGTTCCGTCTGTTTGGATGACAAATTCTCAATTGCGACGTGTTGATTTTTTGAAGTTCTCTAATCTCACTCCTCTTGGAATTTGGGCATCCTTAAACCTACTGTTGGGAGGATGGGTCATTCCTAAAGTAATATTTTCCCACATCTTACATTTTGCTGGTGAAAATTGGCAATCCTGGCTTCGTTCCTTACCAGATGTTGCTAGATTGTTTGACCCCACTCCTTCCCGAGTTTTGATCTTTTTCATTACTCTTTGGTTCTCTTATGTAGGTTTTTTGGATTTGGGTTATGATGTTTCTTTTAATCTTTCAATGATTCTTAACCATGTTCGCTACACCTTATTGGTTATGATTCACCCAAGTTTGGCTTATGGCTCATTCGGTCACTTTTTCGGTTTTGTTTTCCAATGTGCCGATCAACATTATTTCCGTCCTGGTTTTTCTGTTTTTTGGCAAGCCTTCCTTTCTTGGTTTATTTTCACTTCTTTGATGCCCAACTTCACTTCACTTGCGGTATTGAAAGCTTCACATTTGCCTAGCACTTTGGTTTGGTTATTTTTCTCAACTCCTTTTCCTGGAACCACCAATCGCGCTCCTTTTGAGGTAACCGCTTTGGCATGGTTTGTACTTGTTCTGTTTTTGTTTAATTTTGTTCGCTTTAGATGTTCCGATCGTTTTTTGATTGTCGGACGATTGTACGGTGTTGTCTTCTTTCTCATGGCCATTTTTTCCTTGGTCATGCTTTTATTTATGAAATACTCCTCCCCCTCCTACGACCATTTCGAAGATTATTTTACTTATTTAATTGTTTTCTGTTCTTCTCTCATCTTGCTGTTGTTTTTCTTGGCTCCCGACCTCACAAGTTTGCTGGCCACAACTTTTGATGGTCTCTTTGTAAGTCATAGGCCTCGAAATGAGCCTTTTATGTTGCCCCTACATAATCCTACTTTCACTAATTTCGCTTCTTATGGAACTTTCGAACCACCTCTCCCTCCTCCTCAACCACTTGCTGCTATCCCCCAGGTTGTCCCTCACCCTGTTCAACCTGTGATTGTCCCTGCTCCTGTAATTCCACCACGTTACCATCCGATCACTACGATGGCTCACGCTGGTTTGGCATCACGATATGTAGCTAGAAATACTGGTTTTGCCCCTGGTCATGTCCAACATCCTTATACCCCTTGGTACCGTGACTTTTCCCAACACACCTACCCCGAGATGGTTCGAACTCTTCATCTGACTGCCCCTCCTGTAAACCACCTCGACCCCAACTATTCATGTTTTTGGCAAGCTCTTTCTACTCTGTTAGGTATTGCACCTGAGATTTTAATGTGTACTTTTTTTTCCACGCAATGTTCTGATGATATTTTGCCTTATAATTCTTGTGGTTTGATTTCTGCTTCTCAAATGCCTCGTATTTGTTCCTTTTATAAAATCGGTCTTAATGTTATTCCAAACCAGGGTCAAATCCTTCCTGCTAATGCTTTTAACTCTGCAACAGCTAGCCCTGGTTTTCCCACTTTGATTCTTTCCGCCTCAATGGTCAGAGTTGCTTTCCAACAGGGATTTCGTACTGTTTTCCACGTTTCCCGCCATGATCCAACTTTACCCGCTCAAGCTCCCCCTGTGCCCCCTGCTCCTCCTGCGGTTCCTGAAGCCCCTTTGGCTAATGTGATAGGCTATTCTGTCCCTCAGATGGCTATTTCTTTATTTGTCAATTTGTTGTGCTGCCCTCCAATTGAGTTTGCCGCCCCTTATCTCTCTTATATGAGATCTGGTGTTGTCAACTCTTCTGCCGTGGCTTATTTGATGTCACAAAATGCTCTCCCTGACGTCTCCTCTCAACAATTTGAACCATTACCAAACGTTCCTTTGTCGCCAACTACTACCAATTATCAGATCAATTTAGAACATGCTTCTTTATTGAGTACTGATCTTCGTGATAATCCTGGTGTTTGGTTGGTGAGAGAATCGGTTCAGGATTTGCCTTCTTCCGTGCGAGCTTGCGCTAAGAATCCTTGTGTTTCTTCTGTCAAAATAACTAGTTTTTTTGGTGTCCCCGGTTCTGGAAAGACTTTTTCTGTTAAAAATTTCCTTCATCTTAATAGAATTCATGTTTCTGATGTGACTTGGGCCTTTCCCTCTTCTGTTGTTGGTGCTGATGTTTTGTCTGTTCCTCCTTCCAATCAACCTCTGGGTCCTGAAGCTTTGAGCACCCAGTATTGTGATCACTTTGAGGTATTTCGAAAAGGTGTTGGTAAGGTTTTGGTTTTAGATGATGTAACGAGATTCCCTCCCGGAACTTTGGATCTCTTACCTTTGATAAATCCAGCCCTTGAGCATATTATAGTTACTGGTGATCCTGCTCAATCCCAAACCCAGTTCCCTGTTCCTACCTCAAAAACCCGTCTTTTACCCTCCTGCGTTTCTGGTTTGTTATCTCAAAACCCAGAAATTACGTATGCCACCCAAACTTACCGACTCGCTACCAATGTCGCTAATGTTTTGGGTCTTTATCCGATACGACAAAATCAACCCGGTGATATTTTGTTTGTGAATCGACCTCCTACTGGTGTTCCCCTCTTTGTGACTTCACCACGTTACGCTGAGACTAAATCAGCTGGAGGAACTGCGGCTTATGTAATATCTCAATCCCAGGGAATGGATATAGATGGGCCTTATTGTTTGGATTTGGGAGGGATGTCCTCTTCAATGACTGACGCTCCCGGCTTTGTAGGTTTGACCCGAGGAAACTCGAATGTTTTTATGTTTTTTGATACTTCTGATTTGGCACGTACCACTGGTATTTGGGGTGATTCTGAAATTTTGTCCGCTTTGGTTGCTGTTTCTGCTTGTAAACAAAGCTGTGTAATTGATACAACTGTGGATTCTGATCGTTTTGTTGCTCGTTCTGTTGCCGAGCATATCCGTCGCTCTGTTCCTTCCATGCGTGTTACTGCTCCTGTTTTACCTTTAGTTGGAGCTTTGGATTCTGTACCTTCTCTTTCTACTTCCCCTCCGTCTTTGAGTTCTTTGGATTTTTTCCATCCTTATGTTCCCACCGCCGCCCAACGAACGAAATCAACCAAACCAGCTGAATCTTCTGTGTTTGCTCGTGTTCCTTTGCCTCAAACTGTGTCTGATCCTTTACAGCACATCCCTCTGTTACCTGTTAAAGATCAGAAGGACACTGAATTTCATCGTAACGGCTTTTCAACTCATCAACATGTTCCCCATAAACATCCTTTCGCTCATCATCACCAGCGTGGGGACTTTTTGACGGAACAAATTTCTTTGGAAAAACGGATTCATGTCGCCTCTGTTCAAAAGAACCTGGACAGTTTTCTAAAAAAATCAACAAGCTCTAAGTTCGTCCAATTGAAACGAGGATTTGAGCAGATTTTCCCAGGTTTCAGACGACAAAGGGATTTTTCCACTTTAATTGATGAGTGTACTGAGGAGGTTTTTGATTCTTGGGCTTCCAAAAAAACTTTAAAAGAAATTCATCGTTCTTTACTTCGACAAAATGTTGACTGGGATCTCGATACCACTAAACTGTTCTTAAAGTCTCAAGTGGTGAGGAAAATTGAAAAGTGGGGTTCCAATGCCACACCCGGTCAAATTGTTGCTGAATTTTCTCTTGTTAAAATTTTCCGTGATTCTGTTTTTGCCCTTGCTCTTGAAAAGATCGTTTTACAAACTTGTCCTGAGCATGTATATTTACATTTACGTCGTGATACCAAGGACTTATCCGCTTGGTCTGAAAAATTTTTAACTTCTGTAAATAAATTCACCGAAACTGATTATACCGCTTGGGATAGTGGAATTGATGCTTCTTTCATTAAGTTTGATTGCTGGATGTTACAACAGATAGGTGTTCCAGATGATTTCCTTGATCTTTATAAAATGGAAGTCTCTGCTACTCGATCTTTCCGTGGAAATTTGAGGATAATGCAACATTCTGGCAATCGTTTTACCTTTTTAATGAATACGCTTCGAAATGTTGCGTTGACCAATGCAACCTACCACAAGGTTGCCCATCTACCACAAGCTTATGGTGGTGATGATTCTCTAATTGGAGGTCAACCAGAGTATCGAACTTCCTTCAATCCCTCTCAATGGTTAATGTCCCCTAAAGCTTTCCAAACAGCTCAGGGTCACTTGTTCGGACATTTAATCAATAATGGTGTTTTGTCTTATGATTACGATTACATGTATAATAGGTTAATGGTTGCTATTCTCGAACGCCCTCTTGATGTTGATTTTTATCGTTCTTTTGCTGATCAAATGGTTTTGTTGCCTGATGTTGAATCGCCTCACTATGCTGCAGTTTATGATGCTCTTTTCTCTCATCTTCAAAAACATCGTCTTCCTCTGGATTTACCCCCAGATGTTCATCAATTCACTTTCACTGCAAACGCAATGTCTATATTTTCAGCCGACCTTGTCAGAACTGAGTTCTCTCCTAAGGATCATTTTTTGACTTCTAAAATTGCAAATTTCCGTTTTTCTGAGTAATCAATTTCCCTTTTCCCCCCCTTCTTTTTCGCTTTCTCTATCTTCTCTAATCTTCAACTTGGTCAATTATTTATTAGTCCCAGCAACTTAATTGTTGAAGTCAACAGAAAACAGATGACTTCTAAACTGGTCCGTGTTTAGTGTTTAAGTGGTTAGAAGCTTTCTTTAAACCCTCCTGTTTATGTATCAGGTTCAAATACTATGCTAGTGTGATTCTAGCCCTCCTAAGCTCTGTTTGGCTCAGGTGAATGATTCGGAAAACCCGCCAGTAATGGCGTCTGTGATTTAATTTGGAAAGAGAGCATTTACCTCAAATTATTTTGCGTGATTCTTGTCGTCCGATAGACTGCTGACCCCACCATAGGTTAAGAATCTGTACTAGCCGATCGTCCTAATTAGACGAGGAGAAGCTGCATATTGCTGAAGGTTCAGGTGCGACTCTATTGTCCCCCGGAGAGGTCCCTCCACTTGACCATATTCCTAATACGCTGGAATTACTGTAGAGACTGCACGCTAGTCGGTACTAAGAGATGTGAAATCCTCAATGTGCTGAAAGGAACAGTCCAAAGGAAGTGATGGTTTACCCACCTACTCTTAAAACTTCCTCTGCTTCAATTTATTTTCAATTAAGATGTCTAACACTATGATGTCATCAACTCTCGTTTCTTCCTCTACTGAAGTCTCTCAAGAGCTTGTTTCTTTAGGCCCCTCTGGAATGGGTCTAACTCCTGCTTATCCGACAAATCAATTTCAAACAGTTTTTACTTGGATATTCGACAGTTCTAATAAGAAAGAAAGTGTTAACTTCCGAGATTCAAAGGAATTTTCTTTACTGACTGGTCTATTCGAATCAGTAAAGTTGATTTCTTGTGATTTTCGTTTTGAATTGCCTCCTGATACTGGGGTCAATGTTCAATTTTGTATCACTCACGAAGCCAACCCCCCCGCTAATTTAGCTGTCGGAATTGGATACCGCCGATTTGGTGGAAATCAGCTTGGTTATACAACTCATAATCTTGTTTATCGCTCAACTGATTTCGCTTATGGAACTGAACTTAAAACACCCAATCTCGGAACTCCAACTCCAATTTTCCACTTCGCAGCGACCACTACTTCTCAGGTAGAAGTAATTGGTCATTTGTCTTTTTCCGTTCATGGACGTGCACCTCCTGTTAATTTAAGTGAGGCTCGTATCTATTCTTATCAATTTCCAGTCGCTAAGCTTGTAGAAATGAAACCCCAATATGCTCCTAATCAAGAAACAGTCGAGGAAGAAAATGAAGAATGACTCAATGTTACTTCATCTTCTTTTAATATTGCTCCGGTTTGACAAAAAAAAAAAAAAAAAAAAAAAAAAAAAAAAAAAAAAACGAATTATGTATTTTAAAAACTAAAAAATCAAAACACAAAAATTCGATGAATAAAATTAACAATTAAAAAATTTTAATTAATATTCTTTTAATATTCCTCGTTTTTCAAAAAAAAAAAAAAAAAAAAAAAAACACTTCCAAGGTATTCTGAGTTGTAAACAGTAAATACTGAAACCCCATCTTGATTCCCCCTCTTAACTCATAAAATGTCTACCAGAATGAGATTCTTATAGTTTGTTTAGTAAACCTGATCTGGATTATGTTAAAAAAAAAAAAAAAAAAAAAAAAAAAAAAAAAAAAAAAAAAAAAAAAAAAAAA